AAGCTACACCCCCCAACCTATGGTCATTGGCGGCGATAGCTACCCCAACGGCACAGTGGCATCAGATCCAAAGACCGGCGCAATCCTGCTCGGCTATCCTGGCATCACCCAATACGGCAGTGGTGGTCTTTCCATTTTCGATATTGAAACCGCGCTATATGCGGTCAACGAGCCTGACCGCCCAACGTTTGTCTGGGATGGCGGGCTAAACGATACGCAATACACCGACATTCAGGACGTTCTCGACGCCTACACTCGCATAAATAGTTGGCTGACCGGCTGGCGCAAGATCGGCTGGCCCAGCCGTCGCGATGCCAATTCCACGCAAGAGCTATCCGACGCCCTGCTGATTGAGGCGCATATCAAATCTATCAATGCCGGGGCGTTCTGGGACTGGCGCCCATTCCTCCAGATCAGCGACGGCAGCCCTGCGGCTATTGCCTCGGTGGCAGCCGATAAGGTTCCAGAGTATCTGCTCAAGGACGGCACTCACTTCTATCAGGCCAGCAAGATAGCCATTGAGCAAAACATTCTGGCTCTGGCTGTGGCCGATGGCGCGACCGATCCCTACACCGCGCCAACTGACCTCCTTGGCGGCATTTCGAACGAGCTTGTCACGTTCACTGGTGGCGATATTAGTATTGTCGCTGGCAAGATCGTGGTCGTTCCTGGCAGCGGCACCAGAACAGCAACATGGAACGTTGAGGCCCCTGCGGCTTCCTACGATTGCCGCGTTGTGATTGAGGGCCGCACCGCTGGCAACTGTGGCCGTCGCTTTAATGAGGGCGGCACAACAACCCTTTCCAACGTGACGACCAACGGCGATACCACACAGGTTATCGACGCTCTTGGCAACACGACTTACCAGCTCACGTTTGCTGGCACGAGTAACCTGACCGTTTCTCTGGCGACAGTGAGCCCATCAGCATAGAAAACTGGCAGCGCAAGAGTAGAGATTTGACGATCACGCGGAGTGCGTGAGGATCAGGTAGTCCGCTTCACTGCTATGCTGGATTCGAGCCTTTCCTTGGGTCACCAGTTCCTGAGCTATGAAATAATCCGCATCAGGGAAAACATCGAGACAGATAGACCCGCCTGCATCCTGTGCAGCGGCAAGCATTGATGCAGTTGTTTGCATAGCGGGAGCTGGCTTGCCGCGCCAAAACACAAGAAAACCTAGCATCGCTGACGTCTCCTGAATAAAGGGCAATCGTATCTGGTTCCCGGTCCTAACGTCAACAAATCTATAGATACAATCCAATAGGAGGCCAGTATGGCTGATCGTTTCATGGGCTCCGCCTCTAAGTGGGTGAAAGTCACAAAGGCTGATAGCGACCTGCCTAACGGCGTTGCGCGTGCGCTCCTGGTCGGCACGGCAGGCACCGCCAACCTGCAAGACGAGTTCGGCACCACGACCACAGACGTTCCCCTCCAGGCTGGGTACAACCCGATTAACGTCAAGCAAGTGCGCACTAGCGGCACAGCAGACGACATCTGGGCTCTCTACTAGAACAATACTATCGCCAACCCCCGGCGATGACACGGCAATGTGCCGACAAATACGGGGTTGTAAGAAATCATATTCCAGAAACCGCACAACTGACCAAGCCGCAAGGCAGTCGGAAGGGGTTTGCATGCCTGAAACCAGCAAAGTAGTGAAATCTACTGTCCCGCCGAACGCAGGCAAAGGCCGCAAGAAGGGCGTTCCGAACAAGACCACGGCCTTACTAAAGGACGCCTTGCTCCAAGCCGCAACAAATGCGGGCGACGGTAACATGGTTGATTACCTGACTGCTCAGGCAAAGGCGAACCCTGGGCCATTCATGTCGCTGCTCGGCAAAGTCTTGCCCATGCAGATCGCTGGAGACCCAGATAGCCCGCTCCGCTCGATCACCACTATTGAGCTTGTCGCGCCCAAGGGATGACAAAGGTACAGATTGAGCTGCCTCCCAAACTGATCCCGGTATTCTCGGGGGAGGCTGACATAAGGGGCGCAAAGGGCGGTCGCGGCTCGGGCAAGACACGATCCTTCGCCAAGATGACCGCCGTACGCGGTTACATGTGGTCCAAGGCTGGGCGTGAAGGCATCCTGCTATGCGGTCGCCAGTTCATGAACTCGCTGGACGATAGCTCGCTTGAGGAAATCAAGGCGGCGATCAAGAGCGAACCTTGGCTGGAAGATCATTACGAGATCGGTGAAAAGTACGTCCGCACCAAGGATGGCCGCGTTGACTACAAGTTCACTGGCCTCGATCGGAACATTGATAGCGTAAAGTCCAAGTCACGCATTCTGCTGTGCTGGGTTGATGAGGCAGAGCCCGTCACCGAGGAGGCTTGGCAAAAGCTCATCCCGACGCTGCGCGAAGAAGACAGCGAGCTTTGGGTAACGTGGAACCCTGAACGCAAGAACAGCGACACGGCCAAGCGGTTTGGCGGCAAGATCACAGACCCGCGCACCAAAATCGTAGAAATGAACTGGCGCGACAATCCTTGGTTCCCTGCCATTCTCGACCGAGTGCGCCAGAAAGACCAGGCAGACCGCCCTGACCAATACGACCATGTATGGGAAGGCGACTTCGTGACCGTTGTGGAAGGCGCCTATTACGCCAAGGCATTGACCGAGGCAAAAGCCAAGGGGCGCATTGGCAGGGTTTCAGCAGATCCACTGATGACCGTCCGGGCCTTCTGGGACATTGGCGGAACTGGCGCAAAGGCCGACGCCTGCTCGATCTGGATAGCGCAGTTCATCGGCAAGGAAATCCGGGTTCTTGATTATTACGAAGCCCAAGGCCAACCGCTCGCCACTCATGTGCAATGGCTGCGGTCAAACGGCTGGGGCAAGGCGTTGTGTGTTCTGCCCCATGACGGGGCGACCAACGATAAAGTCTATGACGTTTCCTACGAAAGCGCACTGAACGACGCGCAGTTTGAAACCGAAGTGATCCCGAACCAGGGCAAGGGCGCCGCCAAGATGCGCATTGAGAGCGGGCGCCGCCTGTTCCCCGCCGTCTGGTTCAACGAAGACACCACCGAGGAAGGCCGAACGGCTCTTGGTTGGTATCACGAGAAGCGCTCCCAGGATGAGCGCAACATCGGTCTAGGCCCTGAACATGACTGGTCGAGCCATGGCGCTGATGCCTTCGGCTTGATGTGCGTTGCTTACGAAGCGCCAACCAAAGACGAACCGGCTCCGCGCCGCAAAATGAACTGGGTGGTTTAATGGCCGAACAACTGAGCGAAACAGAGCTGGGGGCAATCATCTCCAGCCAGATCAGTTTGGCGAAGGACCACGATAAGTCCGAGCGTGAGGCATCGCGTTCCAAGGCCCTCGATTACTACATGGGCAATATGGACAAGTATGTCCCGCCAGAGCCCAACCGTTCCAAGGTTGTCTCGCGTGACGTGGCTGACACTATGGGCTGGATGATGCCTGACATCATGCGCGTGTTTACCGCGTCTGGACAGATGGCAGAGGCCCAGCCCGTTGGCCCCGAGGACACGCAGTGGGCGAGCGAAGCCACAGACGGCATGAACTATGTCTTCTGGAAAGACAATAAGGGCTATGAGATTGTCTACGCAGCAAGCTGGGACGCTCTGCTGATCGGCAATGGCATCATTAAGACCTATTACGATGATACCCCCGTCTATACGACATCATTCCATGACGGTCTGACCGAGGACCAGGTGGCGCTTCTGTTGCAGGACGAGGACGTCGAAGTCCTGGCCCGTACCGATGAGGTGGAGGAGGTCCCGGACCCTGAAACCGGGCAAATTGTTCCGGTCGTACTGACAGAAATCAAGATCAAGCGCAAAAAGGCAGACGGCAAGTTTGTCATTGAGGCCATCCCTCCCGAGGACTTCCTGATTGACCAAGATGCCGTCTGCACCGATGAAGCAGCCTTCACGGCCCATTGGCAGCGTCTGACCCGTTCCGCGCTTGTAGCTATGGGCTATGACCGTTCTGAGGTGGGCAAGATCCCCGAGGCTGGTCGCGCTGACACAGCCGAAGATCTGGCTCGCGAAGAAAACACCAACGGCGATGCCACAGACACATCAATGCAGCTCGTGGACTATTACGAGTGCTTTGTGCGTGTTGACGTGGATGGCGACGGCGAGGCCGAACTGGTCCGCGTCTGCTATGGCGGCGGCGAAAACGGGCAGGTGCTGGATTGGGAAGTCTGGGAAGACGAACACCCGTTTGATGATATCCCCTGCGAGCCTATCCCGCACCGTTGGGATGCGCGCTCGGTCGCTGATGAAACCATTGATATTCAGGACGTGAAGACCGTTCTGACCCGTCAGTTGCTGAACAACACCTATTGGGTGAACAACCCGCAGCGCTTTGCACAGGGCAAGATCCGTAACCCCGAACAGCTCACCGACCCAGAGTTTGGTGGCACCGTGTTTGGTGATGCAGGCGCGTCCATTTCGGACCTGCCTGTTCCATACATCGGTGACAAAGCCCTCCAAGGCATTGGCTACATGGATGAAGTGGCCCAGCGCCGCACCGGCATTGGCCGCCAATCTATGGCCCTTGACCCAGAAGTTCTGCAAAATCAGACGGCCACAGCAAGCAATAACAACCGTGACGCTGCGCACAGCCAGAGCGAGTTGATAGCGCGCAACATGGCCGAATGGGGTTGGAAGAAGGTATTCCGGAAGCTCATGCGCCTGATGATCAAACATCAGAAGCAGCCCCGTGAGCTTATGATGAACAGCAAGCGACAGATCAAGATTGATCCGCGCTACTGGAATGCGGACATGGACGTAACGGTCAATGTCGGTCTGGGCACAGGCTCCCGCGAGCGTGACTTGGCAATGTTGGGCCGCATCCTCCAGACCCAGATTATGATGGCTGACCGCTTCCAGGCATCTGGCGCAGTCGAGGAGGCAATCGACCTGCTGCCCAAGATACTCCAGACCATGGTCAAGATGGCCGAGGCTGCGGGCATTCGGAACCCCGAAGACTTCTATCCAGAATACACTGAGGAGAAGGTTGCTCAGCTCAAACAGCTTGCTCAGCAGAAAGCCCAGCAGGGAGACCCCAAGGTGCAGGCCGAACAGGCCAAAATGCAGGCTGATATGCAAATGTCCCAAGCCAAGATGCAGGGCGACATGCAGATGCAGCAGGCCAAGCTGCAATCGGACACCCAGCAGGGTCAGGAACGGCTACAGCTCGACGCCCAGAAGATGCAGATGGAATTCCAACTCAAGCGGGAACAGATCGCCGCTGAAATGGGCCTCAAGCGCGAACAGCTCAATGCAGAACTGATGCTCAAGCGCGAGCAGATGATGGCTGAGTTGCAGCTCAAGCGTGAACTCGGCGTCATGGGTGCAGCGGCCAAGGTCGAGACATCCACCTCCGAGGTTAACATGGGCGGGGAGCCGGGCTGATGGACAACGAACAGCTCTCCCAACTGGCCATGAGCCTGCGTGACAACGAAGCATTCCAGATGGCGCTGGACAACCGCCGCAAAGAAGCCCTTGAGGGCCTTGTGAGCGTATCGGCTACCG